CTAGAGGATTTGTATAGAATGATGATATCACAAGGCTACATAAATTAATGAAAAGCAAATATTCTTACGATCAAGTTTTACCAGATTATATTATAAATAATGAGGACGGCGAAAAAAGAACTAAGAGAAAATGTTTTCACTGTGATAAAGAAACACTGATGACAAAGTTTCAGAGGTGGTGTTCAGCTCACTGTAAATATATGGCTACTCAGGATTGTGACGGCCAAGCACAAGAAGATTTCAAGGTTAGAAAATAGAAAGGAAAAATGATGATAGAATGGATAATGGACTTACTTAAAAAATTAATGGAAGACGATGATTAATCATCTTCGGAGTGTTCAATGGTTTTTACTTCCATACCAATAGATTCACCATTAACAACATTGTGATCTCTAATCTCTTTTAACTTAGCTTCCAACTCAGGTCTAGTCATGTTATCAAGAGAGGCAGTCACTACTTCTTTACGGTCAATATAAAAACCAGCTAACTGACCACGACGATACTCAGCTTGGACGGCTGGGCCTAACTGACCATTAGCGACAGCTTGTTCTCTCAGTCTTGACAGCTCACGCTGGTGAGTGACAAAAGTAATCTTACTAGCTTCTGCATACTCTCGCTGTAACTCCTCAATGGCTTTGACGACAGTAGGGAAGTATTTAGGGTTTCTTAAATTACAGGCTTGAGATACTGCTGAACGTTCAGAATATCCAGCTTGTCTAGCACATTCAGTGGCAGTCAAGCGACCATTCTCTTTTACAAATATCTCAACAAATCTCTTTTGTTTAGGTGATAGTTCACCATTTTTGATTCTAGGCATTTTTTTACTTTAATACACTTATTCAATTCTGTATAGATTTTTTTAACTCAATATTATAATTAATAATACTACTTTCAGTTCAAAAAAGACATATAGAGTAGGTTACCTGTGGTTACCTCTGGTTACGTCATAGAAGTAACCATACTATTGTTATTTTACAATGGTTTTTGACTCAGGTTACGTGGTTACCTCTGTTTTGTGGTATTTATAAAAACATAAATCACTTTCAGTTTAAAATACCTATAGGAAACACATTATTGACAAACTAATCCTAATTAGTTATACATAAATAGGGCTAATGACGATTCCTCCTTTCTATAACAACGACCCTATTCTTCAAGGTCATTTTCATTGAGCATTAGCCCCAAAAAATGTTGTAGTGGTAATTGTAAAAAAGATGCGGTTGTAATAGTTAGAGATTTTTTGTTTTATTGTGCAGAGTGTTATATCGTGATAAAAAACATTAAATGAAAAAGAAGCCACAAAGCGAGACTATCTATCCCATGGTCCTTGTTTCGTGGTACGACGCCAAAGACGGAGAGACAGGTTGGCATAGCTTAGAG